TCAAGGTGTTGGTAGGACTGCTTCTGGTATTAGCATGCTTATGTCTGCTGCCAACGGAAGTATCAGAACGGTTGTTAAAAATGTGGATGACTACCTAATTAGACCACTAGGTAGAGCATTCTTTGCATTTAACATGCAGTTTGACTTTGATGAAAGCATTCGTGGTGACTTGGAAGTACACGCATCAGGTACAGAGAGCTTGATGGCTAACGAGGTACGTAGCCAACGATTGATGCAGTTCTTGCAGGTTGCACAGAATCCAGTGCTTGCACCATTTGCTAAAATGGATTATATTATACGAGAGATTGCGAAGAGCATGGACTTAGACCCTGACAAAGTTACTAATTCTATGTCAGATGCAGCTATACAAGCTGAGATCTTAAAAGGCTTTCAGACACCAGCGCCAACACCAGAGGAAGGTGTAGCTGCCCCTGAAGGTCAAGGTCCACAGTCTGTAGCTGATACATCTGGAGGTGGAGGTTCACAAATAGGTATGGGTACAGCACCTGTGCCAGGAGAACAAGGATTTACAGGTAATGCACCTCAAGCAGTTGGTCAATGATAAAGAATGCTACGAACAGTTTCAACAACACATAGATGACTTAATACACATTAGACAACGTGCGTTGGAATCAGCTAATGATCCTAACACAATGTACAGACAACAGGGTGCAATAGACGTACTCAGAAAACTAAAACTACTGAAGGAGACAATAAATGCCGTACATGGGATTTGAAGATTTAAATAAGTCTAGTAAAATAGGTGTTAAAGGTATCATTGCTCTTGCAAAAGAAAACGGTTTTGATTTTGAGCTTGTTGATAACGGTGTAAAGTTAATTGATCCTAATGGTAAGGATCAGGTATTTACAGCTAAAACTACAGCAGGACGTGTAGGTAAATGGATGGGGTATAATAAAGGCGGTAGTGTAGAAGAGCAAATGTCAATGAACTTTGGTGATGTACCAGACAATACTGTAGGTGTAGATCCTGTGTCAGGTAATGAGATCCCACTAGGTTCGACAGCAGAAAATGTAAGAGATGATATACCAGCTAACCTAAGTGAGGGTGAGATAGTTGTACCTGCTGATGTTGTACGCTTTCACGGTGTAAAACTATTTGAAGATCTAAGAGCAGCCGCTAAGATGGGCTATGCACAAATGAATGAGGATGGGCGTATTGGTGGTGAGCCTATTCCTATGAATGGTGATGACGAAGGTTTGGGCTTAGAGTTAGCAGACCTAGAAGTAGTAGAAGAAATGGGTGATCCACAAATGATGGCAGCAGGTGGTCAACCTAGAAAAAGTTATACGTTTGATCAAGTCAAACAACGTATGGTAGAAAAGAAAGACACACCTAAGTTTAAGAATCGCTATGAAGAACTAATGCATAAATTCTTTGGAGGTGATGATGACAAACCTGCCCCTGCTCCTAAAGCTAAAGACAAGCCTCCTATAGATTTTGGCTTTGGTGGTAACCCTATGGAACGTGCAGCACGTAAGTATGGATCAGAACCTACACCTACACGAAATGAACCATTAAGAGAACCCAGAGGTAGCTCAACAAGACCTGCTCCCACTAGAGGTAAAACATTAGCAGAGCAAATGAACTTTCCTGGCTTTGATGAAGGTACAGGTTTAGTTACATCCCTAGAAGGAAAGTCAGGACAGTTATTGCCAAAAGATTATGATCCTTCTGTAGATAGCATTAGTGCTGCTGGCAGTGGCAGTGGTGTTATGGAGATGCGTGAATATCAAAACGCTGAGGGTCATACAATTATGATACCTTTCTTAGATGGAGTTCCACAAACTGTTATACCCAATGGTTACTATCCTGTAGGTTCTGTTCCTGTTACTGTTGGTAACACAACAGGTCCATCTTCTGATGATAATGATGATCCAGGTGGTGATATAGAAACACCAGAACCATACAACTACAAAACGTTAACTATTGATGAATTAGCGCAAGAAGTTGAAAACATACAAGCAACACCAGACTTTCCATTAAAAGGTATTTTTGCTGGTATAGTTTCAATACAAGCAGAGCGACATAAAAACAATGTTATAAAAGAAATAAATAGAAGACTGGACGAAAGATCAAGTTTTAATAATCCTAACGATCCTACAGGTGGTAGTTTACCAATATATGAACAAGAGTATTTACAAAATCTTTTAGAGGTAGTAAAAGCTCCTAAGAAGAAAGGCATGGTAGGTAAACTTCTTGATAAAATAACTGGTAACGAAACAGAAGAACCTGACTTACCTAATTTAACAGGTCCAGAGTTTACTGCTGGTACTGTTCCCCTTTCTAATGAACCATACAAACCTACTACGTCTGCAGATCCAGATCCTAAACCATCAAGAACAAAGACTTCAGCAGAAATAATACAGGATAGCATAGATCAAAAAGCTTTTGTAGACGCTAGTAAAGAAGCATCTAAGGAAGCTGCTGAAAAAGCTTTCGCTCCACGAACAGAAACAGCTAAACTACGTGCCTCAACAGAAACTGCTGCTGAAGATAGACGTGAAGATGCAAGAGATAGAGCAGATGACATAACTAGAATTGCTGATGAAACAGGATCAAGCATAGCTCAAGTAGGTAGAGACATTGCCCCATCTGATGAAGAAAAAGATCCTGATTACGGTGATCCAAGAAGAGGAATGAGCAAAGGCGGTATTGCTAAAAAGAAAAAATCCAAATAACTATAAGGCCACTCGGCTTAGGCTGACCCCAACATAAAAGGAGAATAAATATGGCTGAAGGTGGAACTATGATTCATGAGAAGCAGAACATAAAATCTGTTAACATGAACTCTAAATCACACGCACGTAATGATGCACGTATTAAACAGGATGAAGCTGAACTAGCTGAATTGATGAAGCAAGCTAGGGCTGCTAAAGGCATAACAGATGAAGAAAGTGTTGAAGATAAACCCGATAGCGAAGAGCCTCAAGCTGAACCAGTACAGGCAGAGAGTGATACCAAACAAGAAGAAGAACCAAAAGCTGAAGCACAAGAAGAAGATTTAAGTGCCGAAGAAAAGAACTTCAAGAAACGTTATGGTGATCTACGTAGACATTCACAGAAGAAAGAAGAAGAGTTTAACGCAAAACTAGAAGCACTACAAGCGCAACTAGATAAAGCGGCAAACAATGAACTTGTACTCCCGAAGACAGAAGAAGAGCTAGAAGCTTGGAGCAAAGAGTACCCTGATGTGGCAGGTATAGTTGAGGCTATAGCAGACAAAAAATCTAAAGCCACAGCTAAGGATCTTGAAGCACGTATGGCTGAGTTTGAAGAGCTACGTGTTACAGCTAAACGTGAAAAGGCTGAAGCTGAACTAGCAGGTATGCACCCTGACTTTGTACAGATACGTGAAGATGACTCCTTTCATACTTGGGCAAAAGAACAACCTAAGTGGGTACAGGATGCTCTATATGAAAATACGGAAGATGCTAAGTCTGTAGCACGTGTAATAGACTTATACAAAATAGACACAGGCATAGTAACTAAGAAAACAAACAATGACAAGGCAGCAGCAGAGTCTGTTAAAACAAAAGGAACTGTAAAAGCAGAACCAGATGAAGCAAGTAAGTTTATCAAAGAGTCTGAAGTTGCTAACATGTCTATAAAAGAATACGAAAAAAGAGCAGAAGAAATTTTTGATGCTCAACGTAACGGAAGATTTGTCTACGATATGACAAGAAAATAGTTGACAAACTAGATATTGTAGATAAAACTATAGCATATACACAACAATTAAAGTGTGTATGCTTTATGCACTAGCCACACGAAAGACTTACCCAAAAGAATCGGCCCCTTATGGACTACCCGAAGACGTTGGCCTCTTCAAGGTGGATATGTAGTGTTACTTCAACGCCATATCTATAAGGAGAAACAATTATGGCTATTTCAGTTGCCTCTGGCAAAACAGGATTTGACGGCAATTTCAGCCCGATTATCTATTCCAAACAAGCACAGATAGCTTTACGTAAAGCTGCTGTTGCTACAGCAATCACAAACAACTCCTACTTTGGAGAGATTGCTAATCAAGGTGATGTAGTACGTATTCAAAAAGAGCCTGATGTAACAGTCAACTCTCTTGAGCGTAAAACAGCAATCTCTGTACAAGACCTAGATGACAGTGACTTCCAGTTAACCATTGACAAAGCTAACTACTTTGCTTTTAAAATGGATGACATCGAAGATCAATTTGCATCTATTGATTTCGTAAGCCTAGCTGCAGATAGAGCAGCATACAAGATGGCTGACGCAATGGACGCAGATTTACTACAGTACATGTCAGGTCACTCTGCAAGCGGTGCAATTACTACAACTGCTTCAGGTACAGCACAGCACCCAACAGCAAACGAGCTAAACGGTGAATTTCTAAAAGTTAACCGCTTAGATGCTTCCGACATTGGACACATCACAACATCAGCTTCATCAGGTACAACTGGTGACTCCATCCCACTTGCTGCACGTCTTCCAGGTGCAACATCATTGTCAAACGCAGTAACATCACCATTGACTGTTATTGCACGTATGGCACGTCAGATGGATACAGCAAATGTTGATTCACGTGGACGTTGGTTGGTTGTTGACCCAGTATTCATGGAAATCTTGAAGGACGAAGATTCACGTCTTCTAAACTCAGACTACGGTGGATCAGGTCTACAAAACGGATTAGCTGTTAACAATCTACACGGCTTCAGAGTCTATGTAACAAACAACTTACCTGCTAAAGGTACAGGTGCTGGTACATCAGGTTCAACTGCACAAGATGACAACTACGGTGTTATCCTAGCAGGGCAAGAAGACGCAGTTGCTTCTGCAGAGCAGATCAACAAGGTTGAGAACTACAGAGATCCTGACTCATTTGCAGACATTGTACGTGGTATGCACCTATATGGACGTAAAATTCTACGCCCACAAGCATTGGTGTCAGCTATTTACAACGCTGCTTAATCAAGATATACTTAGAGGCTGGCCTAGTGCTGGCCTCTTTGTACGTTTAATTTATATAGGGACATTTCCAAATGGCAATCACAACGGCAATGTGTAACAGCTTCAAGCAAGAGCTTCTTGGGGGTGTTCACGATTTAGATACACACACATTAAAAATAGCTCTTATTAAAGGTTCTCACTCAGGAACTTACAACGCTTCTACAACAAACTATTCTGATGTGACAGGTAACTCAGACGAAGCCTCTGGTACTGGCTACACTTCAGGTGGACAAAACCTAGATAGTGCATCAATAACACTATCTGGTAGTACAGCTTTTGTAGACTTTGCAGATGAAGTATTTTCTACTGCAACAGTATCTGCAGATGGTGCTATAATATATAATTCATCAGCTTCAAATAAAGCTATAGCAGTATTTAGTTTTGGTAGCACTGTTACCTCAACTAATGGTGACTTTACTGTAGTCTTTCCAACAGCAGATGCATCAAACGCAGTCATCCGTATAGCTTAATAAAGGATTGATTTAATGGTCGTACTTGCAGATCGAGTAAAGGTAAGTTCTAGCACGACAGGCACAGGTACTGTAACTTTGGGTTCAGCCGAAGCAGGATTCCAAACCTTTGCAGCAGGTGGTGTTAGTAACGGGGACACTGTAAGGTATGTAATTGAAGATGGTAGTGCTTGGGAGATTGGTACAGGTGTATACACTCACTCAGGCACTACTCTTACTAGGGTTTATACTTCAAGCTCTACTGGTTCTTTACTAAACCTAAGTGGTAATGCAAGGGTGTTTATAAGCCCTAGTGCATCTGACTTAGTATTGTCTGCTAATGCTTTCAACGTAAATACATTTACCGCAACTTCTAATCAAACCACGTTCTCAGTAAATTATACTGTGGGTACGATTGAAGTTTTTCTTAATGGAATCAAGCTCTTACAGTCAGATTATACCGCTACAAACGGAACCACAGTAGTACTTGATGACGGGGCTGATGCAGGAGACAACGTAGAAATAGTTGAATATGGACTAGGGGATAGTAACCTAAGTACGTTTTCAAATACCTTTACTTTGCCTGGATCTGATGGTAGCAATGGACAAGCACTAACCACTAACGGTAGTGGTACACTTAGCTTCACAACTATCTCAGGTGGTGGGGGGAGTTCTCTTACAGTACAGGATGAAGGTAGCTCTCTATCAACTGCTGCTACTACACTAAACTTTGTTGGTTCGGGTGTCACAGCTAGTGGCACAGGAGCATCTAAGACTATCACCATTGCAGGTAGTAGTGGTGGTGGGGCTACAGGTGGTGGCAGTGATCAGGTCTTCAATGAAAACTCAACAACTATTACTACTAGTTACACGTTATCAACAGGTAAAAGTGCAATGTCTGTTGGACCAATTACTATAAACAATGGGGCGACAGTAACTGTTCCCTCAACTGCTAGATGGGTAGTCTTGTAATGACAGAAATAAAAGTAGATAACGTAGTAAACGTAGCAGGGTCAGGTAAACCTAATTTTTCGGTAGCACCAACGCACTCCTCTGGCTCTGCACTTAGCACGTTAAATACATATCAATATGACACCACTGCTAGAGTAGTTACTGTTGTAAACTCTGGTGGAAATAAGTATGCTATAGATGGTGTAACTACACCAACCATAACTCTTCTTAGGGGTGTTACTTACGTTTTTGACATGAGTGATTCTAGTAACGCAGGACATCCTCTAGCATTTAAAAACAGTGGGTCATCCTATACCACAGGAGTTGTTACTAGCGGAACTGCTGGTCAATCAGGGGCTACTGTTAAATTTACTGTTGCAGCAAATGCGCCCTTGACAGGACTAACATACTATTGTACTGCACATGGAGATGGTATGGGGGCTTCTCTTACAACGTCTGATCCTAAGAATGGAGCCTTAGTTTGGGATAGTGTAGAAGCAAGACCTATGGTCTATATTAATAGTGAATTTAAAAACATACAACTAAACACTGCTTTACCTTCTGCTGCAGCTTGGTGGGGTGCTAGGGGTGTGTCTGTTGGTGGTCAAACTTCAGCAGGTCAGGTAAATGTACTACAATATTTCACGATTGCAAATACAGGAAACGCTACAGATTTTGGTGATTTAACTGAGGTTACTCAAAAAGGAAGTAGTGGAAGTAACGGATCTAGGGGTGTTAGAATTGGAGGCAACGAAAACAGTAATACTATGGATTACTGGGCTTTTGCAACAACAGGAAACGCCACAGATTTTGGTGATACAACGAGAGGAAGACATAAATGTACTACTGTAGCAGATGGCACAAAAGCCATAACTGCAGGAGATGCTTCCAGTGGTTATGTTAACGACATTGAATACATAACTGTAGCAACAACAGGTAATGGTACAGATTTTGGAGATCTTACAGGTACTGCTGCAGGTATGGCTGGTACAAATGATTTAACAAGAGGTGTATTTGCAGGGGCGCAAGGAGGAACAAAGTCTGCTGAGAGTATGGAATACATAACAATGTCAACGCCAGGTAATGCTACAGATTATGGAGATTTGTTTGTTGTTACACCTAATAACTCAAATTTAGCAAATAATCAAAACATGCTGTATGGTGTGGTAGGTGATAATACATATGGTGTGTTCATGGGAGGCTATAGTGTTGGGGCATATACGAATGCCATACAGCGCATGACAATACAATCCTCTGCTAATTGTACAGACTTTGGCGACTTATCTCAGGCTAAATATGCTGGTGGACAATGTGGTGACGCATCTACTAAACGTGGAATGGCAGTGGGTGGATATGCAAATCCAGGTAGCGGTGGTGTGAGATATAATACTATAGAATATATAACTGTGGACAACCCAGGTAACGCTACTGACTTTGGTGATCTACTAGCAGCCAACGAAAACTGTAATGCTTGTTCGGGAGCAGCATCATGACGAAATCAAAGAATAGACAGTTTGCAGAACTAGCTAGATCTACAAAACTTGCTGAGTTAAAAGACGCTAACATACCTGCTGGATTAACAATATCATCATACGGTGCTACTCTTATTGATGATGCACATGCTACTGCAGCAAGAACTACACTAGGCTCTGCTATAGGCACAGATGTACAAGCACATTCATCTGTACTAGATAGTACTACAGCAGCGTTTACTACAGCATTAAATACAAAGTTATCTGGCATAGAGGCCAGTGCTACTGCTGACCAGACTGCAGCAGAAATAAGAACTCTTGTTGAGGCTGCTACGGACAGTAATGTTTTTACCGATGCAGACCACACTAAACTAAATGGCATAGCTGCTAGTGCAGATGTAACTAGCATAACTGTTTCAGACGGTACTAATTCTACAGCAAGAACTGCTGGCTCTACTATTACCTTTGCTTCTGTGGGAAATGAAACAACCGTAGCAGAAAGTTCAGGTACAATAACCATTGGCTTACCTAGTGATGTTACTGTTTCTAATGACCTAACAGTAGCAGGTAACTTAGTTGTTTCAGGTACTACTACACAAACAGGTGCTGTTGTATCAGATGATAACTTTACGGGTCTTACAAATGCTAACACAGGGAACGCTACAGACTTTGGTTTCTACGGAAAGTATGTAGAGTCTAGTACAACTAAGTACGCTGGTTTGTATTATGATGCATCCACAGACAATACTTTTAATTTATTCTGTGATACTCAAACTGAACCTTCTTCAACAGTAAACACATCTGCTACAGGATATGCTGCTGCAAACTTGTCAATTAATAACTTAGTAGTATCTGGAACTGTAGATGGGCGTGATGTTGCTACTGATGGAACGAAGCTAGATGGCATTGAGGCTAGTGCAGATGTAACAGATACAGCTAACGTAGTTGCAGCACTTACTGCTGGTACTAATATTACTATTGCTAACGATGGTACTATTACTGCTGCAGGTGGTACAAATGCCGACACTCTTGATAATCTAGATAGCACTCAGTTCCTTAGAAGTGATGCTTCAGATACCATGACAGGTGATTTAACTGTTAGCGAAAATGTAAAAGCTGATGGCGGTAACATTATTATGGGGGATGATGCTTACGGATCATCTAGTAATTATGTTGGCATAAAAACTTCTTATCAAAGCGGTAACGATGATTACATGATGATTAGCGGTAATTCATCTACTAGTGATGGTAATACCTATATTTCTGCTAAAAGTGGTAGTGATGTACATATTCGTGGCGGTGCAAATACCTCTACATATGAAATTGTAGTTTATCCAGATCAAGCTCCTAGAGCTTACGGTAATGTAATCTGGCATGCAGGGAATGATGGTTCGGGTACTGGTTTAGACGCAGATAAATTAGACGGCTATCATAGTGCAGAGAGCGGAGCCAGTATAAATCTTAGAACTGCCTCTAACAGTTATTTAATGCTTCAAAACTGGATAAACGTAAGTACGGCAGGGATATATTCATCAACAAATAGCGCTCATTTTTATCCAAATACAGTTACCTCTTATGGATCATGGAGAACAGCAGGTTCTAGGGGTGGCTATGATGGTATTGTGTTTGATAGTGGCGGTGATGTTGCAATTATGTATGATAGCTCAGGCAACGGGGGCATATATAGACAAAGTGGAGGTGGTTGGTATACCTACTACAATCTAGGTAATAGCTGTCTCGGCATAAACTCTTCTACAACATCAGGTTCACATGCCCTATATGTATCTGGGAACATATACTCTACCCAAAATATTACTGCATACTCAGATGCCAGAATTAAAGAGAATGTAGTAACGATTGAAAGCGCATTAGATAAAGTAAATTTAATGCGAGGCGTATATTACAACAAAATAGATGACCCTGATAAAACAAAAGAAATTGGATTTATAGCGCAAGAAGTAGAAGAAGTTCTACCAGAAGCTGTTATTTACGCTGAGGACGTAGATCAATACGGTGTTAAGTATGGGAATGTAACTGCCTTATTGGTAGAGGCAGTTAAAGAGTTATCCGATCAAGTAAAAGATTTAAAAGCAGAATTAAAGGAGCTTAAAAATGGCTGATGTTACTCATATAAATTGGCATCCAGATAGGACTGCCCCAACAGAGGAAAGCTCAGTATTGCAAGTGGATATGTCAGATAACAGTCAACTTTTGGTATATAAAGATACAGATGTTTCTTCGATGCCAACTCTTGTTCAACAATTAAAACCAATATTATTTCCGTAAAGAAGGTATAAATTTATGAGTATATCATACCAGTGGGGCATTGAAAAGCTACAAACTCAAGACATGACAAATACCAATGACGAGCTTTTACAAAAGGCAATCGTAAAAATTTGGTATTGGAAAGAAGGTACTCATTCGGATGGACGTAAAGGTAAGTATACAGGCTTATGTGTTCCTAAATTAGAAAATACGGCTGCTAGTAGTTTTGTAGCTATAGGTGATGTAACAGAAGCACAAGTAATAGCTTGGGTTAAAAGTAGTTATGAAACAGACTTTGAAACAAAACACGTTAACAAAACCATTCAGATGCAAATAAATGAAACAACTAGAGAGGACTTAGACAGTAAGTCTTTTCCTTGGGTTAGCTAATGGCACTTCAAACTTCTGGCGCAATATCATTAAATGACATCCATGTTGAGGCAGGGGGTAGCTCTGGTTCTAATGTTACAATTAATGATAGCGACATAAGAAGTTTAATTGGCAAAAGCAGTGGGGCAACCATGTCCTTCAATGAATGGTATGGCGCTAGTAACTTTCCAACGTTTAGTCCTAGTGGCACAACTCCTTTTAGTTTGGCAAATCTTAGGATGGGACCAGACAGTGGGGGGCATGGTGTCAAATACATAGGCAACTATGAGTTCAACCCCATAGCAATTACTATGAAGCCTGATGGTACGAAAGCCTATGTAAGTGGTACAATAGGTGATGGCATAGATGAATTTACTTTATCTACTGCATGGAAAATGAGTACTGCAACACATACAAACTTTAAATCTTTTTCAGATGCAGGTCACGCAGCTACTCTTCCTTATGGTCTTGCTTTTAAGCCAGATGGTACAAGATTAATTATGGTTGATGGTGGAGGAGACAAGTTAGTTGAGTTTAGTTTAAGTAGTGCTTGGAATGTATCTACTCTATCTAAAGTAAGAGATTTTAGTATTTCATCTTATGACACAATACCAACAGGACTTTGGGTTAAGCCAGATGGTACAAAACTTTATATGGTTTCTGATTATGAAAACGGAATAGATCAATTTACTTTAAATAATGCTTGGCAACTCAGTAGTGTTACACACAACGGAGTCTGGGATATGTTCTACCCTGGAGGCGGTGGTTCTAATTCTGGAATCAATAGTCCAGATAGTGTTTGGTTAAATAGTAATGGCACTAAATTTTATGTAATAGACACACCAGATTTATTTGAATTTAGTACTACTAGTGCTTATAACATAAGTGGTTTGCCAACTGGTACTTCAAGCTATAATTACAGAGTTCCAGCTAGTTGGATACATGATGGTAATAGTTATGATGCTAATAACTTAGGTTCTTGGTCAGACGGTACTCGTTTAGTACAAGTAACTAGAGAAAGAGATTTTATGGCTACAGAGCTGCTAACTGCCTCTGCTTATGACTATAGATATTTAACATTAGACGATTCTAGATTTCACACATATCTTCCTACAGCATTCTTTAGAGATCCATGTCCTTTCTACTTCTCTCCTTCAGGACACAGACTTTATTATACATCCTACTACGGTAAACTAGGTAGATATCAATTCAATGGAACTGGTGGATCAAATGGTTCTTGGGACGGTTATGTTATACAAATAAACATGACAGAAGGTTACAATCTTTCAACTGCATCTATTGCTAGATACATTGACTTTACGTCCAATACAGCAAGAGCGCAAGGAGTATTTTTTAGCAGAGATGGTACTTATATGTATCTTGGTGACAGAGGGGACTCTTCTAATAGTTACAATCAAACAATAGAACAATATACATTAAGTACAGCTTGGGAGATTAATACAGCATCATACACAAGATCATATGATATAGATTCCTATGTTCCTGACCTTACAGATTTTCACTTCAATACAGACGGTACTATAATGTATGCAATGTGCTACAACACTGATAAGATATATCAATGGTCATTAAGCACAGCTTGGAATATTAGCACAGCTTCCTATTCTACCCAGTACAGCGTGTCTAATAGAGAAAATAAACCTAGATGTTTTACTATAAGTCCTAATGGCACAAAAATGCTTGTAGGTGGATGGGCTGGTGATGATCTTAACGAGTATAACCTTACCACTGCTCATAACATTTCTAGTGCTTCATATCAAAGAGTTTTTGATACTGATGCTTATACCTTTCCTTTTACTCCTGCTATTGGTGGGGTATGGTTTCACGAGGACGGTGGAATTGTTTACGTTACAGATGGTAGAGGTGATGCCATAACTATACATGGGTTCTTGACATAAATAGGATAACAAAATGAGTACTTTAAAAGTAGATACTGTTGAACACCCTACATCCAGTAGTGCCGTAGACTTACCTAACAAACTTAAGATAGGTGGGGCTACAATAGAACAAGGATACACTGCAAGTGGGTCAGAGCCTGGCAGTGCTAATACTGGAGATTGGTGGTGGGATACTAGCAATGATAAACTTTATAGATACATAAACGGAGAGTTTAAACTTATTGGCATGGCTGTCGTTCCTGTTTCTGGGTACAATGGAGCTAGAGGTTTTTGGTATGGTGGTTCAACCACTTCGTCAGATAGTAGTAGAACAAATATTATAGACTATGTTACTATAGCAACACCAGGTAACGCAACCGACTTTGGAAATTTGACTGAGAGTATGGGTAGAAATGGTCAAGGTGCATCTAATGGTGTAAGAGGTGTAAGACTTGGTGGTGAAAAATCTAATAGCTCCAAAACAAATACTATGGATTATATAACTTGTGCAACTCCTGGTAATGCTACAGACTTCGGTAATCTATCCTCAGCAAGGGAAGAAGGTACGGGTGCTTCTAATGGTACAAGAGGTTTAGCAATCGGTGGTTACGCTTCTTCTTCTCAAAATGTTATAGAATATATAACTATATCTACCACAGGAAATGCTACAGACTTTGGGGATTGTTTAACTACTAAAGTTGCATCTACTGGTGTAAATGGAGAAACAAGAGCATTAGTGTGTGGAACAACGACATCAGCCGCACACTATCAAACAATAGAGTATATTGTAGTAGCTACCACAGGCAACTCTGTAGACTTTGGGGATTTAACAGGCAACCACAATAGAGGTGGTTCTGCTGCTGATGCAAGCAGAGCCGTAATAGCTCTTGGGTATGATACTATAGCAAGTACAGATAATCAATTATGCTATGTAGCAAATGATACTGCAGGTAATGCTCAGGACTTTGGGGACTTAACTGTTGGTAGATATGAACAGGTAGCAGGTTGTTCTGATGGAACATATGCAGTCTTTGGTGGTGGTCAGGTTTATAATACTCAGACTAAAACTAATACCATAGATTATGTAACAATACAAACTACAGGTAATGCCCAAGACTTTGGTGATCTAACAGTAGCCAGATTAGAACAAGGTTCCTTTGGAGGAAATGCAGCATGAGTAAGGTTGAGATAACAAAAATAACAGACAGGACAGGTTCTGGCGCACCCAACTTTACGAATGGGTTTAACATTGCAGGTGCTGACAGTGGCATATCAGGCTTCACTCACACAGAAGGTTCTTCGGAACCTAGTAACCCTAGCAACGGTGATACATGGTGGGATTCAGGTAACGATATATATAAAGTCTATATGAACAATGCATGGCAAGATTTTCTAGGAAGTTCTGCACCTGCTGCTATAGCTTGGGGAGGTGATAGAGGTTTTCATATTGGTGGTGGTGACAGCAGTAGTTCTAAAAATCAAATACAGTATTTTGATATAACCACATCAGGAAATGCTCAGGACTTTGGAGACATAAATGCCAGCTATTCTAGAGAAGGTTCAGGTCTTTCTAGTGGAAGTAGGATAGTAATTTCTATTGGAAACGAACACAGTGGTGCTTCATCCTCTGGACGTACTAATAAACTAGAATATTTTGCATCTGCAACAACGGGTAATGCTAGTAGTTTTGGAACATTAAGTGCATTAAAACAAGACGCAGCCTCTTCTTCAAATGGTACTAGAGGAGTCTTTGCAGGTGGCGTATCTGCTGGAGGTTCTTCAGGACTAAGAAATGAAATAGAATATATAACTATTGCAAACACAGGAAACGCTGCAGACTTTGGGGATCTTTTAAACCCTAGTTTTGCTAGATCTGGAGTTGGCGGTAGTACTCGTGGACTCTTCAATAGTGGAAGATTGTGGTTCCAAAATAGCCCATCACAACTTAATAACATTGAATATATAACTATTGCAACAACAGGAAATGCTACAAACTTTGGAGAAACTAGTCAAAACTGTTATTATTCTGCTGCAGCATCAGATGCAACACGAGCAATAATAGCAGCAGGTGGTGGTTTTGGAGATACTGTAGGTAATAGTACTATGGAATATGTCACTGTTGATACTACTGGCAATGCTACAGATTTTGGCGACTTAACGAATAACCCTGTTGCAAAAAATCTATCTGGCTGTGCTAATTCTACTTATGCAACTTTTTCAGGAGGTATTGAAACAACAGGATATACCTATCAAAATATTATAAATAGAGTTACTGTTCAAACAGCAGGTAATGCTACGGATCACGGAGACTTAGCAACAGCTACGATGGATGCCGCAGCAGCATCAGGGAACGCATCATGATTGACAAAACTTATTTATTTGCTATAATAAAAAACTAAAACAAAAGGATAGCATATGACTAAATCAAACGTAGTAACTAAGCCTATAACATTCTCTTTGCCAGTAGAAGCATCTGAGAATATTAATCAGGTAGCTGCTGCAAGGGTAGCAGAGAAGTTACCAGAAATAGACAGAGCTACTAGAGCTTTTGATCGTAACAACTCACAGACAACTTTGTCTATGATGACACTTACTATGCTCAACGGTCACTCACCATACCGTATGTTACGACAGATTACTGCTGAAGTAGAGAAACGTAAGATGGCTTTATCAGAAGCACAAGTAAGTCACGCCAAGCAGCGTGTCAAGATACTAGAGCTAGAGGGCGAGGATGACCCTGTATCTGAGGCAGAATTAAAGGCAGCACGTCATGGTCTTGTCATGATGGAGAACAAGATCAATGGTTCTATAAAAGATATTGCTACGCTGATAGACAGCTACGAGAACATAAAAGCTAAGAATGAAATTGATGAATGGGATGAAGAAGCATTTGAAAGAGAAGAGAAGAGACACCATGTAAGACGTGGCTTTGAGCTTATGTATCGTAACTTGATGGATGGTGGCAGAGCTTCAACGGCTACTATAGAATACATGCAGCAGTATGGTGTACACCCACAGGTAGCTATGACTGAAGTACAGGGTTACCTGAAGATTACAGCACAAAGAATTGCTAACCTTGAAGTATTGCACTCTAATGACCTAGAAGATTTTCTAGATAAGATGGCAGATAAATACTACCAGAACGCAGACAAGACAGCAGAAAGACTATTTGGTAAGGCAGACTTTGTTAACACAGAGTATATGTTAAGGTTAGAAAAAGCGGAGTAAGCAGATGTTTGGGTTTTATCCCCTCTCATTTAAACCTGTAGGAGACAGTGGTACTGCTATACCAGCTTCGGTATCAGTTACACTTTCTGGTGCTACTTCTTCTATAGGTACTCTAAGTACAAATCTTACTGCCAATGTTTCTGTTAGTACTGCTTACGCAAACATTTCTAGCTCTGTTGGTACTCTAACAACATCATGTGATGCTAGTGTAACATTAGGTAGTGTGTCTGCTAGTACAAATGCAGGAGCCTTTACTTTTGTATTTAGTAAAACTCTAGATGGAGTTTCAGCTAATGCAAGTTCAGGAGGACTAGTACTATCTGGTGATGCTAGTCGTATAATAGTTAGTGGTGCAGCAGGTGGGGCAACATCAAGTGTAGCTACCGTAGCTCTTACTGCTGAAGCAAACCACACACTAGCAGGTGCATCTGCAACTACTACTGTCAATGCACCAGAAGCAAGAGCAATAACAAATGTACCTGTCACTGGCGTTGCTAGTACTAGTGCTAGTGGAACAGCAACAGCAAACGGTAAAGCTACCTCTGAATTAAGTGCAATTAGTTCTACTTTAAACAATTCAACACTTGACTTTCAAGCAAAAGCTGGTATAACATTAAGTAATGTATTGTCTTCTACATCTGCAGGTAGTATTTCAGCAGATACAGAGTCAAAAGTTTTTCCTCTAGGTGTAACTGCTCTATTTACAACGCAGCTTGATGACCCCATAGGTGCATCGTTTGACTACGAGTCTGTTGCACTTGTATATACTAAAGCAAGAACAGTCTTTATACTTCCTGTTGAGGGTTATCAACCCGATAACACCATAGTTATTCCAGCACAAAACTTTAGAGTTTATATTGAACCCTATAGAGATTTACCAAGAACAATATTTATAACAAACTAAGGATTTCACAATGGCTTACAGATGGCCTGATAAAGACCCTGATGAAACAGCAGACTTCAGTGTAGACTGGTCTAGGTTTATTCCAGAAACCACTTTGTCTGCAGCTAGTTGGTTTATTAAAAATGCCAGTGGTGTTAAAACTGCTGTTAATAATGCAGACGTGGTAGATGGTTTGCAGTTTGTTGCATCTACAGTAACAGGCAAAGTAGTAACTGTACGTTTTGCATTAGGCACTCTTAATAAAAGCTACACCACTGTTTGTAGAATAACAACAGGTGACGGGCTTTCCTATGAACGTTCTATTGTATTAAGAATAAAAGAGAAGTAATATGGCATATGATTTTATAGGCTTAACTAATGACGTTAACAATAGACTTAATGAAGTAGAGTTAACTTCTACTACCTTCCCTACAGCAACAGGATACTTTTCTTTTGCTAAAGATGCTGTTAATGCTTCTATAAGACATATTAACCAAGAAGAATACCAGTGGCCTTGGAATCATGTAGAAGAAACTGAATTGCTTGCAGTGGGTACAGTTAGATACTCCTACCCTTTTGATGCTAAGACTGTAGATATGAATAGTTTCAGAATCAAAAGAGATGACTCTATAAATGTAGGAACTACAAAGCTAAAGAATATGTCCTATGAAGAGTATTTAGAAAAGTATGCTGATGCTGAGTACAATACTGAAACAAAGGGATGCCCTACGCATATTGTAAGAACTCCTAACAGAGAACTAATTTGTTATCCTGGCCCAGACAAAGCTTATCAAATGGTATATGAATATTACAGGACAGGCTATGACCTAGAGCTTGCTACAGACGTACCCACGCTACCAGAGCAGTATAGGTTCTGTATTATTGATGGTGCTATGTATTATGTTTATCAATTTCGTGGTGATACACAGATGGCAGATATATCCAATCGTAAGTTTCAAGACGGAATAAAGTATCTAAGAAGCTTAAACATTAATCGCATGGATTACATAAGAGACACAAGGGTACACTTTTAATGCCTACACAATGGACTACTTTTCCTGTTGAGTTCAAAGGTGGTTTGATCTCTAACATGTCCCCCTTACAGCAGGGCATAAATGCTATAGGGTCTAGTACTGTATTACAAAATATGGAATCTGACAGGCAGGGTGGTTACACAAAAATAAAGGGCTATGAGAAGTTTAGCTCTACATTAATTCCTGGCACTGGAAAAATACTAGGATTACATGTTGTTTCTGGTGGACGTGCTGTAGTTGCACGTAAGTTAGACGCTGCTGCTATAACCGCACAACAAGCAACAGCTAGTGTAAATGGAGCTACTAGTTCTGCTACGGCTGTAGTTCTAGATGGTAACACAGGAACTATAGCACAAGGAATGGTAGTCACAGGGTCAGGTATCTCAGGTACTGTAACTGTTTCTACTGTAACAAACCAAAACAATATTGTATTATCTTCTCAACAATCTTTATCTGATGATACTGTTCTTACCTTTCAAAAAGTAGGTCTTCAAACAGCAGACGCAAACAAGACAGCATACTATTTTAGTACAGGAACTAATTGGACACACATGGCTACTGCTGCCCAAGTAGGGGGAGGCAAAGCATATAAAGCATCGTTTAATTTTACAGGAGATGATAAAGTTGTATTTGTAGATGGGCTTAATTATCCTGGTATTTACAGTACCTCTGGTAACACTATGTCCTTCTTAACATCATCTAGCCCTAACATAAGTACAGATGTCCAAGGCGCAGAGTTAGTTTCTATTTTTAAAAACCATGCATTCTACGCAAAAGGACAAACACTTACGTTTAGTGTGCCTAGTAGCGTAGACAACTTTGCATCAGGTAGTGGTGCTGGTAGTATAAACGTTGGCAATACTGTAACTGGAATGGCTGTGTTTCGTGAGCAGCTAATAGTATTTACAAAAGATAGTGTACAAAAAATAACAGGGAACACTGAGGCAGACTTTAAGTTGTCTCCTATAACAACTAAGATAGGTTGCATTAGTGCTGACAGCATACAAGAGTTTGGTGGGGATATTATGTATCTTGCACCAGATGGTCTAAGACTACTAAGTGCTACAGATCGTATAGGTGACTTTGCACTAGACGTTGCTTCAGATAAAATATTTAAAGACTCAGATGACTTTTTAAGATCCTCGCCAATATTTTCTTCTGTTATACTAAGAGAAAAAGGACAGTACAGAATTTTTGCATATGTTGAGTCCTTAGATAAAGAGGTGGCTCAAGGGTTAATAGCTACAAAGTTTGTGTCTCAAGGTTCTTCTGGTGTAGAATGGTCTACGACTAAAGGTATAAAAGCATTCATATCAGACAGTATTTACTCAGGTACAACAGAGGCTGTAATGTTTGCTAACAATGATGGTTACCTGTATGAAATGGAACAGACAAATGGGTTTGATGGTGGTGCTATAGAAACTATTATGGAAACGCCATACATGCCCATAACAGATTCAGAGATACGTAAGACAGCATACAAGCTAACTTTATATACAGACCCTACAGGTCAAATGAGTTTAAAATTTAGATTGTTGTTTAACCTAGACTCAGGAGATGATACTAGAATAATACAACCAGAAGAAATTACTATAGGATCTACCTCTGGTGGTGGTGGTATCTTTGTATATGGCGCACAAACTTCCCTATACGGAGGCTCAGGCAGCACAGCTTCTAAGTATGGTAGCAAAGTAAAAAGAATATATAATGAAAACTTGATAGGCTCCTTTCATACAGTTGCAATGAGAATAACAAGTAATGATACTAACCCACCCTTCACACTAGACACAGCAGTATTACAATACAGAGAAAACGATAGGCAATAATTATGGCAGGATATACACGTCAAGCGACAGCTAACATAGTTACAGGTGCAGTTATTGATGCTGCAGATTTTAACTCAGAGTACAATGCTATTGAAGCAGCATTCAATGCATCGACAGGTCACGCACACGATGGAACAACAGGTAATGGTCCTCCCATTGAAAACGTAGGGCCATCACAGGATCTTGTTGTTACGTCTAGTGTTGTTCGTCCCAAGGTAGACAATACCTATGATTTTGGTACGGCTAGTATTGAATGGAAAGACGGCTTCTTTGATGGTACACTACGAACAGACGTACTTACTGTAGATGAAACCTCCACCTTAACAGGTAATGTTACAGCTTCTGCAGATGTTGCTATAGGAGGCAACCTTACAGTTACAGGTAATGCTACAATAAATGGTAATCTTACTTTTGGAGATGCAGATACAGATACTGTTTCTTTTGGTGCAGATATTGATAGCCATATTATACCTGATGACGATGACACTTTTGATCTAGGTAGCAGCACAAAACAATGGCGCAACCTTTACATAGATGGTGTAGCTGAGATTGATGGGTTGAATGCAGACACAGCAGATATAAATGGTGGTACTATTGACGGTACAGTTATAGGTGGCAATGTAGCTGCTGCTGTAACAGCAACAACAATAAACGCTTCTGGTGCAATCACAGGTGACGTAACAGGAGATCTTACTGGTGATGTTACTGGTAACGTATCAGGCTCTGCAGGTTCTTGTACTGGTAACGCAGCCACAGCAACAAAACTGGCAACAGCACGTGCTATAGCAGTAAGCGGTGCAGTCACGGGTACTGCAAACTTTGACGGTAGTGCTGGTATTACAATATCAACTACTGCAACTTCTGATCCTCAACTTACTTTGAGTGGTGATGTTACTGGTAGTGCTACATTTACTAACCTTGGTAATGCTACTCTATCTGCATCACTATCAGCAAACTCTGTAGGTTCTAGTGAAATAGCTAACAACGCTGTAGGATCTACTGAAATAGCAGATGATGCAGTCACCTCAGCTAAAATAGCAGCAGGTGCAGTAGACAGCACAGCCCTTGGAACTGATGCAGTAACTACATCTAAGATAGCTGACAATGCAATAACTGCAGCTTTGATAGCAACTAATGCTGTAGGATCTAGTGAAATAGCAGCTAATGCTGTAGGTGCTAGTGAGATTGCAGCTAACGCTGTGGGTTCTAGCGAAATTGCTGCATCTGCTGTAGGCGCAAGTGAGCTTAATGTTAGCGGTGACGGTAATAATACACAGTTCTTACGTTCAGACGGGGATGGTTCATTTAGCTGGGCTACTCCTGCTGGACAAACTCTTACTGGTGGTACTTCTATTTCCATAAGTGGGTCAGCAATTAATTTAGATCCAGACCAAAGACACGCTGCTACAGTAGATGTTGTTGTTGGTAATCAGGATGAATATATTACTTTTGATAAAGATGATCAGGCTATTAAGTTCAGGACTGGTGGTACAATCGAGATGATGCTAGAGAATGATGGGGATCTGCATGTTGATGGTGATGTAATTGGCTTCTCAACATCTGTGTCTGATAAACGTCTGAAGCATGACATTGAAAAGATTGACAGTGCCTTGGATAAAGTATCTGAACTAAATGGTTATACATTTAGCTACAACAAAAATGGTAAGAGGGCTGCTGGTGTAATTGCACAGGAAGTTGAAAAAGTATTACCATCTGCTGTAGAAAATAAATCACTAGTATTCCATACTGGAGAAGAGGGTGTAGAGTATAAGACTGTTAAGTATGACCAGCTTCATGGTTTGTTAATAGAAGCTATCAAAGAACTAAAACAAAAATTAGATGAATGTAAATGTAAAAAGTGTGAGTGT